CTAGTGAACAATACCAGGTGGCCAGGTTGGATCCAGCTCAGACAAATGAAGGTATTGAAAGTGCTGTATGGGATGCAACTAGAATTAATCACCTGAATGTTGGATCGACAGGAGAGGCACTAACACAAATTAAAGCAGATACAACAGACATCCAAGATAAATTATATTTGGATAGTGATAGTGTGTTGGATGTGGTCCAGTTATTATTAAAGATGGAGACTGGAAGAACCAGAATTGACCCAACAACGAATACCCTTACCGTATTTGATGTTGACTGTGCTACCCCACTACGTGTATTCCAATTATTAGATAGCGCTGGAACTCCAAGTGTCGTTGATGTATGCGAAAGAAAGCCTATAACAAAAGGTGTTAGTGATGGTACCACAATTACAAGCACTTGTCCGTAGCATATTATGGCTGGCTTAGGTAATTTAGCAACCACCGCAATTATAACAAATGGATTAACCGGTGGACATTCACCGGTTGGTAACTGCAAGCATGGGATTGTAACATCTGCATTTTCATTGTACTGTTCGGGATTTGCATTACCGATTGAACCAACAGTAACAAAAACTGGTGGTGGTGGTGGTGGGTATCCAGGTAGTGCGTGGAATAAATTTGGTCCAGGAGAAGTTCAGAATTTTTACAAACCAGTTCCAACCGAACAACAGTATTACATAGTACCTAGAGACCAGGAAGCTCAATACTTCAAACGTAGGCGTATAGTGAAGATGGTTGTATCTATTGGGGGGAAGACGTTTGATCGTGAATTCTCAGTAGATGAGAACAAAGCTAGATTTATAATCAAGGCAACAAGTGTTATTAATTCGACATATAGCAATATGAAAATTATTGGTGCGAATATCAAACGAAGAATTCACAAGGCGAAAGTAACAATAACAAATTTGAGACAGAAGTAGTCGTGCATAAATATAGCACAAGACTTTAGGAAATCATTATGGAAAACGTAGTATCTATCAATCACACAAAAGATAACAGTATCGAATTTGACCTATCTACTGAGGGTGTCGGAACCGATACCATGACAGTAAGGATGATAATCAAAATGAAAGGCATTAGTTTGTGTTTTGACGCAAAGAAAAAAGCAAAGAAAGGTGATACTTGGACTGTAAAGATTCCACCCCTATCAATGGTAGAGAAGACAGTATACAACTTCAGTATCGAAGTCCAAAGTGATGGTTACGTATTCACTCCAATGGAAGGATTATTGAACGTTAACGGTGATGCTAAATTATTTGTTGGTGAAGTGAAAAATAAAACATTTGGACCATCAAATAAAACAGAAGAAACTACAAAACAATCAAAGACAACTAAAGTTGATAAATCTAGCAAGGACAAACAAAAGAAAACTACAACAAGTGAAAGTTCTTCAGTTCAGACACACCCGATAGCAGCAGATGCTAGTGTTGATGAGATAGCAAAGAGTTTGATAGATGGTGTAACTCCAAATAAAACAACAACAAAAGATGAGAGAATATTAGCAGTACTGGAAGAAGTTGGAATTAAATCAAAATCAAAAACCAAACGACCAAGGATTTCATTTATTAAATCAGAATTATTCTCTAGCAAATAATTATCGTAATATGCTGTTGGCCTTGAGTTCCGAGGCTAATGCCAACAAATGCTTGCACACTCCAGGAATGTTATTGGGATTGTTTGGTGCTCGGTTTGATGTTGTTTTGTAAGCTTCCGGTCCTGGACCAAACAATGTTCCTTGTTGTTGATGTTGCATTGCAAACCTCCATCGAAAATCCAAACACGTACATCTAACCTTTACATTTTGAGCTGATAATGAAATTGGCATTATATGATGCTCTTCCCCATCCGAACCAACGAATGTTACATTTTCATTGGTATCTTCTTGTTGGTAATCCAACCCACTGAACATCAAAATAGATTGATAGTTCTTTCCACTACTATTAATTGCACCTCGGACTTCCAATGCTCCACTAGGGCCAAACGGAACTAACTCCATCTTTTGCACTTGGACAGGGCCCACAGCGTTCTGTCGTTTTTTTGTGTTTGGTGCAAATTGTTTGGTTTTTTGTTCTATGTCGTTTACTGACACATCTTCCAATAGATCAAGTTGATCTTGTATGCGCTTACCACGGATTACTTTCATTGTCTTTTTCATGTATCTATTTATCAGGTGATGCAATATGCATCACCCAAAATACAGGTTACAGATTAGAGTCTAGTACCACAATTTCATCAAACTCACCAAATTGTGGTAATTGTAAGTGCATGTACTGATTCGTAACTGCTCCAGCTGGAACAGTTTTGTCAGTTCTGGACTGTTGGCGATTAATCACAGTGGCAAGAGCTGTTGGCATTACATATGCACACAAATGATAGCCTTTGCGTCTTGCTTCCGCCAGAAAGAAACGTCTAGTTTTACGGGATGTATTAGTGTTATCCAAAAACATGTCTTTGCCTTCTTTTACCATTTCAATAAATCTAGCATTTGCTGTGTTTTTGAATTGATTATCTTCACACGACTCAGCAAAAGCTACTGCATAATCATCGCCATATAATTCAGTTCTCATTGAATCCAGTGAGAACGCAACATTCACATCAGGTGTTTTGTTGTACAGTGTTGTTTTTCCGGTTCCAGAAACGCCAATAGGTACGTGAAATACTGGTTTCTTCTCCAGATTTAATATGGTATCATAAGAATTGGAATCCATAATACCCACCACACGATTATTGAATGATGTTGTCCATTCATCCACATTTGAGCGTTTTTGTTCTTGATCATCAGACATCCGGCCCCATGTATCTGCCAATACCAAATTGATGAATACATCATCGATATCAAAGATAATCATGGTAGTTGCCATATTGTTCAATTTGTCGTCCTTCTTTACGTCCCATGGTTTGTGGTGTTCAATCAACAACCCAACACGTGTGATATCATATTGTGAAAATTCAAATTTCTCTGCCAACATATCAAAATTAGTGGACGCGTAATCTTCCCACAATCGAGCAGACACTAACTCATGTCCACCAAATGACAAGTAATCGCCGCGCTCGTCTGTATGTTTTTCTTGAAATGAATTAGGTTTCCCAACATCATGGAATGCAGCGGCAAATGCGCCAAGTATGTCATTTCCATTCACGACAAGGTCACCACCAATGCGGCGTAAGTATTCCGTCACTACCATATCAGTATGGGCACCAATTGTGCGTTCGCGATGCCAGGGAGAATTCTCAGCCATGCCAGCCATATCAGTATATAGTTTTGTTGTTTGGAACTCATTGTAGTACCAAAAGATGAATTGATTAATTTGCATTTGTTTCCTCCAATACCGATAACCTGGTAACTATTGTTTGTTTCCACTCATTGTATTCTGAGTGGGTCTTTATTGTTGCTTTTGTTTCGTATGTGCATCCTTTGTGCATATCAGATGAACCTGATGCAAACCATACAATCGTTCTACCTTTAGTATCCAACATGTTGAATATTGTAGTATTTCCGTAGTATCCCTCAATAACGCGTTTATTGACAACAGTTAATGTGAAATTCAAACGTTCTTTTTTATTCCCAACATATTCATTGAGTTTTACTGTTTTATTTGTTGGTGTAGCACTATTCAGGGTTCGTCTGTAAGCTGAAATCAACGATACCCAGTAATCTTGCATCTTGTGTGGAACGACATCTAAATCCTGTAGTGCTTTGAGATTGTGAATGTAACTATTAGTGCTTTGTTGCTCATTTAACCATACACGAGCCTTGTTTATTTCAGTTGTATGTTTGTCATTATCCACATCGAATTGTGATTTCCATTCATTCCAATGAGAACGTTCTCTGTGGTCAGTAGGATGAGAAAGATAATAGTGCACATCAGATGCTGTAGAGCTGAGGTTTTCATTTGCTGATGATTTTGATACCCAACCTTTAACATCAATAATTGCGGCCGATACCTGCAATATTGTATCTGAAGAGAATCCCAAATCTCCACCATACAAACTTCCGAAGTTTCGATCGTCTTTTATTTCATCTACCAAACGAAACAAACTAGTCATATAACTAACCATCTGTCGTGGATCAGACCCCAAAAAGTCTTTAATGCACTGTCTGCCTATCTGTTTGTGATTGCCAGTATCATGCTCAACAACAAACGTCTCTTTCCGAGAACGTAATTTGCCACAATGATCACAAACTCCAGATGATACAAAAAAACGTGATGGAATTTCTTCACCTGGAACAGCACGCACAGCTACCTTACCTGGGATGGTATGGTGATCTAGTGTTCCCAAAAACTTCCAACCTGCTAATTGCGGTCCATCACCAGTTATAGTCACATCAACTATTACAATATGAGGTAATTGATCCGCGCCATGCGACTTAATGTATTTTCGATATTCGGGGGCAACGACGGATTGGGGGTTTGATAATTCAAGCACAACACGTGGGCAGTTTAATTTATCAGCACGATTGTTAATTGTGTTGATTTTCTTTTTCAATTTATCAATATTCCAATCACCAATTGTAAATATTTGGGGTGTTGTCTGTACCATTACATTCTCACTGTGTTATAATATGCAGTGATTATACAATGTATTGGCGTTAGGTCAACATAAATGGGGTCATTAAATTAAAAAGATATCGGCATTCCAGAGTCGCCATCATCATATTCACCACCTATCTCTTCGCCAGTCCATTCATCATATTCACCAGCATACAATTTATCGAATGCTGCCTGCTCGAAAGTTGATATTTCCTCTATTAATCTACATACAACAAGCACAGCAGATATACAATCATCTGTTGAGCCTGACTGAGCTGCATATGCACCTTTGTTACGTACATATGCTTTTAACTCTGCAAACAATATTCGAGATTGAACATGTAGCGATCCCTTCTCTATTAATTCTTTTAGATTTACACACGCCCTCATTTTGCTTCTTGCTGTTGAAGTCATGCCTCTCTTGCTTTTACCATCTTCTGATACAAATACAGCATTCTCTGGTGGCAACAAATCTGCTTCATATAATGCGATAACACCTTCTCCAACACCATTATTCTCAACTGAGAAATATACTGTTGTGTTCATTTTTTCTAAAAGTGCTAGTATATTACGCAACGTTCCGTACAACCCATTAGTGGACATGGTATTTGATCGATATTCACCTACTTGTCTGAGTGATGGGAATTCAAATATTGTGATTACAGAATAATCTTCACCAGACCCAGTTGCTGGATCCACTCCGATAAGATACGTCATTCCTCGTTTGATATCATCATAAAACACAACATCTTTAATCACGCGCATTGGAACAATGGCTTCAATTTCTGGAGTTTTGTTTGCTAACCATATTGAGTTAATTAATAATGCATCAGATGACAGGAATGTGCAGTTGTGGCTTAGCACTCCATTGGATACATATGTATGATTGTCACTTTCGACAACATCATACGTCATTTCAACTTCCATTGGTTCGATTGATATTATCTTTTTCTCTGAAGATCCTATTATCTCCAATCCAATGGATAATTCTCTAGTTTGTATTTCACGCCCATCCATAGTGAAAAATACATGGGTACTAGTGGCGTCTATTGATGTGTTATCTTCAAATCCAATACGGTATAGTTGTTTATCTCCCATCGTAGATATTCCCACAAAATCAATAAAGCCATCCTTTCCTTTGATTTTAAGATTGCTGTTGTTGTACGCTAGATCATGAGCTTGGTGTTTGTATTCCATAATTATTCCTGTGAGTTCGTCATGGTGAATCTTTTCTTGCCACAATCCCAGATTCTATAAATCCCATGATTAAAACAATTATCCCTTTCGGATAGTTCCGGTGAATAATCCGCAAGCATTTTTGATAGTTGTTTATGCCTAAAGTTAAATTTGTGTTTTCTTTTACCTCTAACAACGTATTGGTAATCAATTGCTAGTTCACTATCTAATGTAAATCCATTAGTGTGATACATTTGCCCAGACCCATATCTATTATCAGAAAATGTTATGATTTGTGTCCATTCATGTTGTTGCTTGAAAGCATGTAGCAACTTGCTAAAACCCCCAGGAACATTACAGCTAGTGGCATATCTATCTATATAAAATACTCCATCTTTTCGAGTAGATATCAACAATACAGCAACTAAATCATCACCATTGCGTGCTCCAATACAAATGGAACCATTACCATTTCCCTGTAAGTGGTTATCATTCAGAAATGAAGCTCTTTCTTTTGTTGGTACTGATAAATCAATTGATGTTTTTCGAGCGTACACTTTATCTGTATTGGATATATTTAATTTATGCCTCAGCATATCCAATATTTGTGGTTTGTTGTGGACCCACTCATCTTCGAATATAGTCAATAATTCAATACCTAACGATTGACATGAATTGTATTTATTCTGATGATAGTGTTTGTATATTCGCTCTTGACGTTCACTATGCCAATACAACCCACACAACTCTATGGCTATATTAAAATCAGGAAGGAAGAAATCCAGTTCCTTCGGAGATATGACCGAACGATTATTACACTCATGTGCAATGTTGTTATCATCAAGGAACTCATGCAGCTCACGTTCTTGTTGTGAATGTTGGAATGAGTGAACGGGTATGTTGAATTTGTGTAAATATTTCCCAACCATTCCGTCACTCACCCCCAGTTGTTCAGCTATCACATACAGAGGGATTTGTTTATTGACGTGTTGATCAGTTAACCATTCAACATCTTGCAGCTTCAGTAAACTATCAGCAGGCACAATTGAGCTGCTATAATTAACATACCCATACTTCGCCATTATTGTTGTTTGTCGTTTTTCTTGTATAGCAGACGATTTCCATGGATGGTCTACTCCATGGTTACTAATCCATGTTGATTGGCGGCGGGCATTGGTTTCATTTATATCCTCTTCAGACTTGCCACTCATTGTTGTTTTGTATTTTTGTTTTTGGTCTGCCCATTGTTTCTCTGAAAAATTAGATTTGACGGATGATGTTATCTTGCCTACACAATCTCGGTTTCCACATGACCGCAAATAAGACATTGATGAAGAATCAAAGGAACATTTACCCCCACAGGAGCATATTTTTATATCATTGGGGTATGTTTTATCGACAAAATCTTGATACCCATTAAACCCATGTTGTGTTAAGTGGCGAGAAAACTGGCCGTTTTTCCTACAGTATTTATTATTGTCTAATGGCGAAATCACATATTTCCCCGTTAGTTTGCAAGCACTCATATAAATCTCCCATTGTTACTGAATATATATTTCCATATTCATCTTTTACTGTTAATAGAGTATTTATGCTTACACATTCGTATTCTTGTTGCCATTTACGTTCACCGATTTTATTGATCTGTTCCGCCTTAAATTTTTCATCTCGGCCAGGTGGTTGATTCCAATATACTCGTATAGCTTTAAATCCATTGTGGCTGATTTCATCTGGGTCATCGGAAGGAATATTAGCTCCACGCCAAATCTCTGCAAATATGTCAGTGTCTCCATTTGGAGTTGATGTCATTATGCAACTACCACCAGTTGCAAGAGTAGGTGAAATTGATGTCCAGAATGCATCTTGTATGTTTGGTGCTACAAACGCAAATTCATCAAGATACAATAATGATATAGAGAACCCACGACCAGCGTTCTCTGATGTCGCTGTGGACATTATTCGTGATCCATTATCAAATCCAAGTTCATGTTTGTTCCAAGCCTCATCCTGCACTCCAGGTTTAAGCCAATGAGGTAATTGCTCATACGCAAAGCGAATACGAGTGATCATCTCCATCGCATGATCGTTTGCACGTGATGCAATCAATACGGTTTTGTCGAAATTAAAACATGCATACCATAACAAAAAGGCGCCTGCCACAGTACTATTATGTGATAGCATACCATTAGTAAAATATACATGATCGCTATCATCCAATTCAAGATCGTACATGTTTTCTTGTTTGGTAGTTTCTGATATTTTGGTTACTACTTCTGGGCCATCACTGGTTTGGATTATATCACCTATTGTTAAATCTTTAACATATATCTGTTCATTTGATTGAGTCATCAATATGTGATTATCTGCACATGATAGTGAATGTGTTTCTGTTGATATGTTCCACTGTGTATATTTTACAGTTTGGTGTGAATGTTTTATTCGTGAAAATCCGCTAGGGGTATTCACCAACAAATCTAGTGAAGCATTTTGTTCGATGAATTTAAGGGCAAAATTTGCATTATCGTATATTGCACATTGATCTTTTGTTCCAATATTGTGGAGATCTATTATTGCAATTTGACGTTCTGGTAAACACCATTCAACTATTTTCATTTTTATATATGTAATCATTCGCATATTGATATTTATGGGCCCTTGGTTGTAGCATAAATATAACACACACTAGCAGGGAACATATGATGATAGATCACAGTATAATGCACGAATCCAGACTTATATTACCAAATGGCAATATAAACACCAACGGAAAACGGTTGGTGAGAACCAACAAACAGTTAAGAATGTTCATATTGGAACACACATCTTTCATTGATGGTGACGTATTAAATACATACAAAGAAAGAGTGTATTGTATATTGAAAGAAATAAACACCAATACTACATGCAATGATTGTGATAATATTGTAAAGTTTGTTGGTCGAGAATATCAAACGTTTTGTAGTTTGAAATGTGCTAATTCAAACAAAGAACGATTGAAACAAGTGAAAAACACAAACATGCTTAAATATGGTGGGGTTGCACCGATGTGTAGTACTGAAATAAAACAGAAGGCAAGAAAAACGTGTTTAACAAAGTATGGATCTGAGTATCACCAAACATCAACAACAGGAAGGAAACAACGAGAGACTACTAATATTGATAGATACGGAGGCAAATCGGCATTGTGTAGTGTTGAGGTTCGTAACAAGGGAGCAGATACCATGCAATCCAGATATGGAAACACTTCTTTCAATCAATCACTAATATCAGATGAATCGTTGATATCTCTGGAAAATAAACGATGGCTTGCATACCACCACCTAGAACAAAAATTACCAATATATAAAATAGCAGAAATGTTACAAGTGTCAACGTTTTGCGTTGGTGAGTATTTGAAAAAAAGTGGAATCACACCACAGCGGTTTAACCAATCACACATACAACACGATATTGCACAGTTCATCCAATCAATAACAGAAGCATCATTGTTAATCAATAACAGAAGCATCATTGCTCCGTATGAATTGGATATCGTGTTGCCTACACACAATATGGCAATAGAAGTAAATGGAGTGTATTGGCACGGTGAATTGCACAATAAAGATGCATCATATCATATAAACAAAACAAACGCTTGTAAAGAGTGTGGCATTAGATTGATACACATATCTGATGTTGAGTGGATAAATAATTGTGACATATCTAAAAGCAGAATCAGGCATGCATTGGGATTGTCAAATACAATATATGCCAGGAAATGCACGGTTAAAGATATAAGCCAAGTAGATAGTTCATTGTTTATGAATGAAAACCACGCACAAGGAAGTGTGTTTGGTTCTGTTCAATTGGGGCTATTTCATGATAATGATTTGGTATCTGTTATGACTTTTGGTGTTCCTAGATTTTCAAATCACCATCAATGGGAATTGTTGAGGTTTGCTACCACATTGAATACTAACGTTCCAGGAGGAGCAAGTAAGTTATTTGCTTATTTCACAAAACAAAACAATCCAGATTCGGTAATATCATATTCAGATGTTGCAACCAACACTGGTGGTGTATATGATAAATTGGGGTTTACTTATATCAGATCAACACCACCAAATTATTATTACTTTCATACCAACAATCCATATAAGCTGTTTCATCGCTCAACATTCCAGAAACACAAATTAGAAAGAAAGCTTGATGTTTTTGATCCTGAGTTAACGGAATGGGAAAACATGACTAACAACAAATATGATAGAATTTGGAATTGTGGAAATGATGTATGGGAGATTGTTAAGTAAAAATATTACGGTATTGTTTGTTATCCACCAACCACAATACCCATTTTTTGAGATACGTTGGTTTGTCTATCACTGTGATGATAGTATCACCGGATACACATTTACCAGTCTGTCTTGCTGATAATGTAATTGAATATCTGCATTTGTGATAAGCTTCTACCATCTCTTCTTGGTAGTCAAATAAATCGAATGGTACTGTTCCTTGTGTTGGGTGTTGTATCATTACATACTTTTTTATGAAATGGATCGGATCATTTGCGCATTTGCGCAGCTCCTGTATCTGTTCAGGAGTATATTCCATTTCTGTGTTTGCTTTTTTTAGTGCTGGGTTTGATCTTGCCATATTGTTATATATCCAGTATTGGAGTTATGGTTACCTATTATTTTTTGTATGCATCGGCGTCACCTTCTTCTCCGCGTAGATGTTTTAATATCTCATTGCGGTCAGCAACTATTAGGTTATTGTTTGTTGTTCCTGAATTTTGTGCTTTTACTTTTGCAACTGTTAGTTTGTCTTTGTGCTGCTTCATATTTGATTTTTCTTTGGCGGCATTTAAAGCGGCATTTAGATATTGAGCTGCTACTTCTTGATTCCTTGCGCGATATTTTGGTTCAATAGCAGCTGTATCAATTGATTGTTGATCGAAAGCACCCATAGCAGCATCATATACTTCCTGGAACTGCTCTTCAATTTCAACGTCTTTGTCGTCAAACTCGTCAGCGTGAACTAACTCCGCCCTACGAGGCTCTATTTGTTGTATTACTGTTGTGCCTTCTTCAATATCCAACACGCCTTCCATTGGGTGGGATATTGTAGTAAAATCAAAAATATCATTGTCATCAGTCATTGTATTTGTACTTATCTCGTTGTGTGGTTATTAAAGTTGCTATGTCGGTTGCTAGTTGTGGCAGCTTTCTAAATTCAGTATATGGTACACGCAATATTGTTATATTATTCGCTACTGCATATTCATTTTTAATGCCATCTAACTTCTGAGTATTTATAAACTGAGCGACAGCGTCTACACTATCGCTAAATCGAACTGGCATAAAATGTTGTTCACCGTCCAATTCAATCAACATATTGATGCATGGGATGAAAAAATCATACATTAACTGTCTGTTGGATGTTGGGTTGATGCAGTCTTCAAATTTCTTCTGTTGTTCGAATATAATATTATTATCTGATAATAGCATACTGAAGTGCTTTTCAGCTTTGGAGCTTTTACATTTTGCACATCCAGCTCCCTGTAAATGGTTTAACGGTGTCTGATAAAACACCCCATGCAATGAACACGTTATTGGAACTTTGGTGTGTGTATTTGTATACTCTACTTTATCATATGAGTATAATTTATCATGAACTACCAACGATTGTTCAATAAAAGC